CGGGGGCGTAAAACAACCTGCAATCAAACTATCATTCCCTTCTAAGAGGTTCTACCTAAGCCAGCCCACTGAGGGTTCGTGATAGTACCTATGAACTTATCAAGTTTATCCTGTAGCTGTTGATCCTTAAACTCCTTGTAGGCCTCATCCTCATCCATACCCACTGTCTCAACGATAGCAGCTAAGGCAATCGCCAAGGCATCCAGTCTATCATCGTGCCCCAAGCAACCTCGAGTCCTAGTGATGTGTGTAATTTGGTACATCAACCCGTATGGTAGCTTCTGGGGATCCGTTAAAGACTCCCTGATATCCCGTTTAACCATCTGAGTATCGAATACTAGCTTATGCTGATTCATCAGAGGCTCCAAGGTATCAATGATCCTTAACTCCTTCTGCTTGCTGGACCTAACTTCCTCAATGCTCACTGGATGTATCTTCTTAAGTACTGGTCTCAGTAGCTGATCGAACATACCATCACCGAAGTTACTCTCGATATACAGTGTGCCAACCTTAAATTCCTTAGCGATTGTAGCTAGGCGTACAAGATTATCCATCTGGTAACCACCTTGCATACCGCCGCAAGCCATCACATAGATTCTACCGTGTAGATACTTAATAACTGAGTAGCCCATTTCGTCAGCACCACGTCCTGAGGGGTCAATGCTCATTATGCTATAGCTATATGAACTGAATTCCCTGTCAACGTACTGAGGACCATGTAGAGCATCACCAGTGAAGCCAATGTTTGGAATATCAAGGACATCATCCCGACTACTTGAGTAGCTAAGGCTGATAGGTCCCTTATCCACAGGTATATCCATTACGATAAGATCTTCCTGCTTCAATGGATACTTATCAGCATCACTTAGGGTAGTGTCTAATTGGTATTGGAGCTTGTAGTATGTTCTACCTACAGAGCCCTCACGTTCCAGTAGATCCTCATGCGTGAACCTAGTATCTGTTACGGCTCCCGCAGGCTCGTTTCTAGCGATCATATCCTCAATATAAGGAGCTAGTCTGCCTTCGTAGACTTCAGGCTTCTCAGGGACCCTAGAGGGCCATATACGGACTAAGAAGCCCTTGTCGATGAATCTGTTGTACACTGAGTCACCTGTTTGGGGTGTACCTAGTCCTACGATGGATGCATCGCTGTTTGTTTGTAAGATAGAGTCGAACTCATTGATCTGTTGGAGGATCTTACCCCTCATGATCTCTGTAGCACTGTTGATACTCGTCTCTACGTCATCTGCGATTAGTAGGGAGGCGCGATTACCCTGTAGCTGACTGTTGATACCCAGGCATTTCACCGAAGGTTGAACAGTAGGCATACATCCATCAACATCAAAGGCCATTACCGAGTTCCTTTGGTCGCTTCTAGGCTTAAGATGTCCCAATATAGGAACCTCCGCTAGTAGCTTATGGATGAATGTAGAGATGGCAACAGCGTGAGGGCCTGAGGCCGACACAATTAATACCTTCTCATTAGGGTTACGTAGTAACTTCCAGGCAGCGTATGCCCCTGTTAGATATGTCTTACCTACACCACGGAATGCCTCAATTAGTAGTCTACGGTGACCTTCCTGTAAGGTGTCACACATATCCTGCTGTAGAGGCGTAGCATCAGGTAGCCCGATGCAGTGCCATACGTAGTTAACAAAGGCGCTGAAGTCCGTTACTAAATTTTTGATCTCTTGTTCGTTTTGCATTTATTCCCCTCTCATATATTTAACGCTTAGCCATACTATTACCAAAGTAGAACCCTACAATCGACATGATCGTATAAGGTAGATACTCAGGTGTAACCATACCCTCTAGTGTGATGTACTCCGTAACGGTATTAGTGAAGTCAAAGAATAGAAACTTGAATCCACTAGTTACCTCTACAGGTACCACAGTAGGTAGGTTGAACAAGGGTGCCAGTAGGATGATAAAAGCCATGCCTATGAAGGACATAGTTATGAACTTACGCATCCATGATACCTGTGGTCCTTGGTAGGCCCTTGCTGTCTGCATGGCTCCCGCACGGGCGAGCCTCTCATCTGCCAGATCCTTTTGACCATCGGTACGCATACGAATATACGCACCTCCCACGGTACTGATTAACATTGTTATAACTTCCATTGGTAGTCCAAACATATGTAGCTCCTATTACTTGTGGTCTTTAAATAAGTCTAATTGTCCTTTCTTATTCTTAAATGCCTTGACGTTGGCTTTAACAGTTGCGTTATGCGCTTTCTTAGCGTTTTTAGCTATCTGTTTTTTAGTGAGACGTTTGTTCTTTTGTTTAATCCCTAAAGACTCTCTGAGAGATCTTTTACTGGTATTATGAGCAGCATTAGCTTTCTCCTGATCACGCTTAACCTCTCTTTTTCGAGCTGCTATATCTCTGTCAGAACCTTTAGTGAACCTATTCCTCTTCTTATTCCTGTCTAGATACTCTTTTATAGAGCGCTTCGCTTTCTGTACTGCCTTTGTCCTACTTAATCCTGTAGCTACGTAGCGAGCCACAACCGCTGCTAATATTGGTACTGGCATATCAGTGTCCTCTCAGTTGATCCATGACCTCTTCTTCTTGGTCTAGGAAGTTTTGTATTAAATTAGCCATCGGCTTCGATTCAACTACATCAGCAGTAATCTCATTGTCCTTTAAGAACTTTAAGACTGCTGTGATCTCGCCAGGGGCAAGGCGTTCGCCCCCGTCAAGTAAGTCAGTGAAGTAGATTGCCATTCTGTCGTGTAGCCCGTTAAGGCTATCTATATCTGCTTTGTTTCTCATATTATTTACCTATTTATTTTGGAACTCTAAGAAGTTCTTCATCGGCTTAGATGTCGACTCAGAGATATTGTTCTGCATATCGCGTAACTTCTGCTTAATACCTTCCTTGTATTCATCAATAACTTCCTTATGGTTTTGTATGTAAATTGCCTTGGCTGTTGCGTGTGCATTAGAAACAATCCCTCTTACTAACTGTTTCTTAGAACCTAAAGACTTAGAATCGTATCCAATATTTGCATTTCTGTAAACCGGACTATTGAATAAAGCAAGTAATTGCCCTTCAAGGTTGGCCTGTTTTACATACAACTGTAATTGGTAATGATCCTTAGCATCTAACTTAATAGGGATACCACCAACGGAGACTTCCTTCTTTATCTTCTTAACATCCGCACCTAAGGCATGTAACTCTTGTAAGACAGAATTATCCGTTACCATCTTAGTTCTATAACCATAGTACCTATCGATCTGGCCTTGAGGCTCACCCAATAAGTTCAACTCTTTCCTTAGTCGCTTACTACCTAGAGACTTTAAGAATACTTCACCAACTGTCTTAGCTTCATAGAGAGTATCACCTTGTTCTTGCGTAAAGGACTTTATGAGATTACTACCTGGAACAGTAGCTGTAACAGCCAAGTTAGCCCAGTAAGTACTTTCAGGATTATCTAAGGCCCTAGTAAATTGGTCAACAGAGTCCATCATAGTCTTATTAACGAATACATCGGCAAAAGCTAGACTATACAAGGCAGCTATTTCACCCATCTTATCCATCATTTCCTCAGGATTCTCTATATTCATACGTCTAACTTGATCAGTAGCCTTACCTAACTCAGCCATCATCAATAGATACGTACCTACAGGTTCAATTCTATTCAAAGCTATAGGTTTATCCATCCAAGGTAACTGTAGAGAAGCTTCAGCAACACCGGCATCCTTCATTACTTGGTAGTTATTCTTATCACTAGTTGGTGTGATGTAGCCTTCCGACATAAGCTGATAACCTACAGTGTACATTGCTGCACCTTGTAGTAATTTAGCCTGTGCCATTCTCTTTCTTCTTCCGCCAGCCTTCATATCAGCATTCATAGTCTCAGATAACTTATGTATACCTGGAGTACGTCTTGCTACTTCCTTAGTCATATTAATAACTGTCTTATAGTAAGGAAGAATCCATTTAGCTGTCGGATGTATGTCTCGACCCTCAGCAATTAAGGTAATCGTGCGATTAATAACACTATCACCCTTTAACTCAGATTGGAACGTCATTTCACGACCTGATTCTAAGGCCTCAGAGTGCCACTCAGGATTAATATGCTTATTTACTAGAGCCTGCTCCTCATCCGTTAGTTTCAGTTTAGCATCTACTTTCTCTTTAGCAGCAAGAAGGTAGTCATCTAAGGCTTTACCCTCAAGTCCTACAGCTTCTTTCTGCGCCTGAGCCATAGCCATCATGACCTCAAACTCACGGTTACCCTTCTTCAGATAGAAGATCTCAAAGGCTTTATTAACCTCCGAAACATAATTAGTTAAGTCAGAACCTTTCAGCCCTCTCTTATTACCTTCAGTGATAGCCTTATAGTTAATATGAGGCAGATAGAACATACGCTTAGCTGCATCATCTTGCAAAGCTAACATAGTAAACGGTAATCTATTTATAGCACCGAGATTGTCAACCGTACCACCTAAGAAGTTCCCCATCATAGAATCAGGGTCTTTGAATAGATACTCCTTGGTAATAGCAGCCTGAGATGTCTGCTCGTCAAGCTTAGTGATGAAACCATCAAGAGAAGTACGTTGTAGTGTCTCTTCCATCTTAATGTTTTCAGCAGGAATAGACTTCAACATATTCTTCATCATCTGAAGAGTACCTACAGCTTTCTTCCAGTCAGTAGCGTTTAAAGCTCTTAACTCATTCCATTTCAGTCTGTCTGCATCCTTATATATAACACCTAAAGTATAAGCGAAGTAGTTCTCCATTTTATAAGAGCCACGTTTAATACCAGTACCGATAGCGGCTGCAGCTTGAGTAGTAAAGGCTGATAACTGACCA